AACGTGACAGAAAATACCTCGAAAAGGAGACGTTTAAAGACCTTATTGGATACTGCCAGTATCTCGACCGAAAGACGGACGAAACGCGAATTTACAATTGTGGGGGATTGCCAGTTGAACTGACGCTGCCGGAAGGTGAGCACCAATTGACAAGATGAGTATAATCACCGGCTTATATTTCAAGCGCCGCGAAACTGCTGTGTATGCAACGTTGGTGCAAGGCATGGCAAAACGCCACCAAACGTGCATTTCTTGCGAAAATCATGCAAAGATTATATTAATAAGGAAAGGTAATAAATTCTATGTGATAGAAGGATCTGCCAACTGGACAGGCAATCCGCGGATCGAACAGAACACGGTGACACAGTCAGAAGGGTTATATAACTTTCACCGGGATTGGATGAGGACATTTTTAGAGTGACAGAAAAAAGAAAGCCCAGACCAAAGTGCACAAAAGCTGAGAAGGCGGCGAGGGTAGCGTTAGTTTATCGACTTCTTTTATCTGGAATGCGCCGCCGTGAGGTGTTACAATACGTTACAGACAAGACCGATTGGAATATTTCCGAACCGATGGTCGATAAATATCTTCGTGAAGCCACAGATGAAATAAAACAAGTTACAGATGAAGAAATGGAAACGGCGCGCGGTATGGCGTATAAACGACTTGACACTTTATATTATAAATCTCTTTTAATTAATGACTTTAAGACAGCGCTCGCAGTGCAAAAGGAAATGAACGAACTGTTTGGACTGAAGATCACAAAGGTTGAACATTCCGGATCGATGGGGGTGACGGTGATTGACGACATCAACAAAAATAAAGCTGAGTGAAATAATATCACCTGCGTTTTATGAACCGTGGCGCGCGCTTGACAAGTATACAACCGTCGTGCTTAAAGGTGGGCGTGCTTCCGGTAAATCAACAACCGCCGCTTTGTGGATTGTTACCGAACTGATGAGAAATGGCGTTGATGCACTTGTCGTGCGGAAGGTTGGCGCAACACTCAGGGATTCGGTATATGCACAACTCAAAAGCGCCATTAAAATCCTTGGCGTTGAAGCACACTGGGAAGAACGTGTCTCGCCGTTATCTCTTCGGTATATTCCAACAGGCACAAGAATATTATTCAGGGGTGCGGACGATGCCATTAAAATTAAGAGTATTAAGTCTGCTGACAATCCTATCGCTATACTATGGATAGAAGAACTTGCGGAGTTTCGTTCAGCTGATGAGGTCGGGGTGATTGTCAATTCTGTTATTCGTGCCGAGCTTGACGCAGGACTAAAATATTCTATTATATTCACGTATAATCCGCCGAAGAGAAAACAGAACTGGGTGAACGCTTTATACGGCACACAGTTCATTAACAAAAATGTGTTTGTGCACCATTCTTCATACCTTGACAATCCATATACTTCAAAGGCGTTTATTGAAGAAGCCGAAAACGTCCGCGCACGCAATGAGCACGTTTATAATTGGACATATATGGGACAGCCAATCGGCGGCGGCGTTGTTCCGTTTAACAATCTCACCTTCCGGAAGATAACAGACGAAGAGATGGCGCAGTTCGACAACATCCGACAGGGTATGGATTTTGGCTACGCAGCTGATCCGTATGCCTTCGTCCGGTGGCATTACGATAGAACGCGCCGCAAACTGTATGCACTGGACGAACATTACGGCGTAAAGATCAGCAACGCAGAAGCAGCAGACTGGATAAAGGCGCGCGGATACGAAACTGAAACAACCACCGCCGATTCAGCCGAACCGAAGAGTATTGCCGACCTCAAGTCTCGCGGGATCTCAATTGTCGGTGCAAAGAAAGGACCGGGAAGCGTTGAGACCGGCGAGAAGTGGCTTGATGAACTGGAAGAAATTGTGATCGATTATGAACGCACACCACACATCGCAGCAGAATTTGAAGCAATCGATTATCAAGTGGACAAAGACGGAAACATCAGGAACAAACTTATGGACGTTGACAACCACACCATCGACGCGACACGTTATGGGTGCGAAAACGACATGGGGCAGGGTGACGGAAGCATGAAGATAGACAACTCAATATACACAAGTTTCGGCGGCGGACGCCGTGAGGATTCGTTATGGTAAAACAAGGTAAAGCAGAAGGAGATTCAATCGGGTATACTGCAGGCGGCAAGTATTCTGCGCCTGCGATCACGCCTGATCGGGCCGCGCAGTATATGAAAAATGTCCATCTTGCAACGCAAGTTGAAACTATGCAGGTGCAACTTTTCCCGGGCGCACCAGATGTATGGGTGGAAGATGTCGATGAAGTGCTTGACGAAAAACTCACTGATTGGATGCGCGCAATGTTTAACGCTGCACGGGGATATGCGTCAATGCAGATCAGCTGGGTTGAGTGTCTTGGGTTTGGATGCTCAGTCAAGTCTCCGGGATACCTGAAACGCGCCAATAAACTGGAACTCACTGAGATCCGCAACCTGCCGGCATACCGTTTTAATCAGTATCCGGGACACGGTGAAATCCAAAACGAGATCATGCCGGGTATCATTGTCAACAAGTCCGGAGAAACTGAAGTATACCAGACTGGCACAGACGGCATCTCACTCACGCGGATCATCAACAATACCATCATCAAAGATCCAACAGCACCAGAACCGGCAGGGGAAGCATACGCCGCGCCGGTATATCCCGTGATCGCCGCGATCAATCATGCCAACAAAGCATCTGATCAACAGATCAACCGTGCGGGCGCGCCGTCAATCTTCCCGCAATTGGACACGCTTTCACCGTCGCCGAATCTCGTTGAGTGGACAAGGCGGTTCGTCCGGGACTGGGGTAAAGACACTTCGTTTGTTGTGCCGCCCGGCGTGGTTTTCCCCGATGTTAAGATCAGGGAAACGCGGATCGCAGACGACCGGCTCAGGATGCTCGTTGAATGGGTGGAGGCGTATTTCAACCCGACGACAATTCTTCAGAAAGGTAACAGTATTGGTGCAAGCGACAAAGGAGCATCGCAGATCTGGGCGAATTATATCGGCGGCACACAGTCATGGATTGAGACGGCATACGAACAATTCCTCCAGCCGGTGCTTGACGCCAACGGATACGAAGGGATGAGCGTTAAGATCAGACTTAAGCGACCTGAACTTGATCGCAGTGCCGAAATGCGCGAACAGATCCGGCTGGGGTATGATTCACATGCTATCCTGCCAGACGAGATCCGCGATAATCTTAATGAACTGAAACTCCGTGACACCGACGATAAACTGCTTGCCGAACTCAAAGAAGCATACAAAACGCCTGCATCGTCACCGTTTGGTATGTTCGGCAACATAACGCCACCACAACAGATCCGGATCGAAGAAAAGACGCAGAAGAATATAGAAAGGGCGTATGCAAAAGCTGAGAAGGAACTACTCGCACTGCTGGAGAAGAAATGAGTCCTGATTGGGGCGTCCTACTTGGTATAATTATCCTCGTTGCAATGGTGGTGGTGTTGCTATGACAACGCAGGACGATTGGTACACCTTTCAGGCGGGCAACAACGAACATGGTATAACATGGCAACACGCCGAAGAATTGACACCGAAAGAATGCGAGATGTTGCTCGCCGCTCACGTGCTCATTGTTTTTGGCGTGTTTGCGTTGCTCATGATCATTGGGTTGGTATGCTGTCTGGTGACGTGGATGTTTGGTGTGCTATAAATGGACAAAGAAACAACGGGCAAAATCACCAAGATATTCGACGACCTTGAGAAAGCAATGGGTTTGTCTCTTGCAATCAACGCTGAAGATATTGCCAGCATCACCGCTCAATCCACTGCCGAATATCTCAGCAAGATGCACCGAACGGAGTATACCAAGGCATTTGTCGATGGCATCACTGACAAGATCACAAAAGACTACAAAGACGGCATACAGAAAGGCGGATCCTGGTGTATCAACCCGGTATACGAAGATATAGGCGGCGGAAAAGTGCGTGCAACAACACGCGCTGAGTTTGTGCCGTGGCTGGATGATTTCAATGCCGAAAACAGAAAAACTGTGATGGACATCTTCATTGACGGCGAAAAGGGCGGCGTATACCCGCTTGACATGGCAGACCAGATTAAAGGACACTTTGAAAACACACACCACCGGGCACAGGTTGCGGCCCGCACTGAATCGCAGAAGATTGCGCAGGATGCACGCATTCAGGGGTATAAAAAAAGCAATGTGAAGTATGTTGAGTATATCACCGCGGGTGACGAACGGGTCCGCCCGGAACACGAACAACGGGACGGTAAGATTTATCCGATTGACAAAGCGCCGTTTATCGGTGAGTATCAGTGTCGGTGCATACTAACGGAAGCAGATTATGCTGTGGAAGAAGAAGGTGCGAAAGTGGAAGAGGATGACGGGATCATTATGAGTAAGGAGGCGCTGGGCCTTGAGTAGAAAAGAAGTTTTGACGGACGCACAGAAACAGATAATCA